ACGTTTTGAGCTGGGGTGACTATGGCTGTGTATGTATGGAATGGTATGTGAGTCTGACTGTGTGAGGCTGACTGGGTGTGAGTGAGAGGTATGCTTAGGAGGGTAGTGTGTAGTTAGAAAAAAAAAAATATAAGACTAACATACTACACATCAGACTACGCTAACCAGCCAACAACTCCCACTTCTCCCCCATGCGACACTAATTACCCCAGTCCGTGTATGTGTCATACCCCTAGCAAACGTGTATGTATGGCTGTATGTATGTATGGATCATTAGAACTCGAGCCATCCCTAATTACACAGGGTAATTAGCCCGAGTACCTATGCTGAAACATTACACCTCAGGTCAATTACCTATGCTGAAACATTACTGAACAGGGTTGGAACTGGGGAGAAAACCTGGCCGACTGGCACAAAAAAAGGCCTGACCCTTTCGGGCCAGACCCTTTCTTGCGCTGATTCCGCTACTTCTTCGCGGCGGTCGCGGCCGGCTTCGTCGCCGGGGTGGCCGGAGTGGCGGCCTTGGGCTGCAGCGCGGCCTTCTTGGCCTCGTACAGCTTGCGCTGCTCCGGGGTGAGCATGCTGAGGAAATCGTCACCGAGCGCCGCGTCCAACGTGGCAGGCTTGACACGGGCTGCGCCACCGGCACCAGACCGAACCCGAACCTGACCATACTTGAACTCCGCGGCATCCTTTCGCAGCGATTCCACCGTCGCATCAGCTTCCATCGCGCCAGACTTGACGTGTTTCTGCACGTTCAATGCATGCGCCTGATTGAAAACGGCCACGATGACCTTCTCATCGCCGTTGCAGACCTTCTTGATATCGTCGAGGTTGGCCGGAACCTGAAACGGAACCGTCACGCCGTCGAAACGATCTGCAACTTCGGTACCCTTTTTCAGGGTGAAAATGCGCTCCTGCATGTTGCGAACTCCTGACTTGGGGATTTGCCAGTATCGGAATGATACTGACCACATGATAGGTCTGCCCGATTGTGTCTTTCTGACGCATGCGAAACGCGGCAGCGGAATCGGGCAACCTACCGGACCTTCCATTGTCAAACAGCGGCCCTTCGGTGGACATCATATGCAGGTTCCATGCCGCCAGGTCTCGATGACCTAACATGTTGTGGCGCAATGACTTAGCCGCTAGGTCAGAATGACCGCTACGTCCAGGGGTATTGCACTATGCACGATTCCTTGCAAGTTGCGAATCGGTCAAACTGTCCAGGATCATACCCTCGCAGGATGCCAGTCTGGAGTGTTGCAATCTGCGGCACCCCCATGTGCCAGCCTGCACTTATCCGCAGGTCAATCAATGACGGAGCAATGCATCGTCTAGCAATAGGCTCCCCTGCAATGATGGCGCCAGCATTAGTTGATCCAGCAATCAATTAGGTCTGACCAAGATGCCGACCCTAAAAACGATCCGCGCGGAGTTCCTAAATCCTTCGCCTAGCTAGCACACAGATCCAGCCAATTTAGGTCTGATTCGCACGAAACTGCACCCGGCAAGCCGGGACAGACAAGTCGAGAAAAGGATATGTCAAGTTCGGCAAAAGCCGAGGTTACGGGAAGGGGTTGACATTCCCTGCCTACTATAGTATAGTGCATATGGTACCGCGACCAGGACTCACTGGAGGGCAGAAATGGCTAGCAAAAAGAAGTCAGGCCTTTCTAAGCGGAAAGCTAAAGAAATTCTGCACGATGGAACCGCTCATGGAAAGAAGCTGACTCCCAAGCAGCGCCGCTTCTTCGGGGCACGGGCCTCGGGAAAGCCAGTCAAGCGTGGCGGGCGCAAGCGGTAATGCGTGTTCTGATTGGATGCGAGGTGTTCGGAGTCGTACGGGATGCGTTTCTGGCTCGTGGGCACGATGCTACAAGCTGTGATCTGCAGGAAACTCGAGTCCCTGGGCCACACATCCAAGCTGATCTGCGAGAAGTCATTCGCAGAGACCCACACTATGACCTGCTGATCGCGCATCCACCCTGTACGAACCTTGCAGTCTCAGGTGCACGACATTTTGCAGAGAAACGTGAGCTTCAAGAGGCTGATCTGGACTTAGTTAGCTTCATTCTGCACTGTTCGATACCGAAGATAGCACTCGAGAATCCTGTTTCGATCATTTCGACTCGAATCCGGCCACCAGATCAGATCATTCATCCGTTCTACTTCGGCGATCCAGAGCAAAAGACGACCTGTTTGTGGCTGAAAGGGTTGCTTCCTCTGCACCCAACATGCATTGTGAGGCCAGGTCGAAGCAGCTTGCATGATCTTGGACCATCTCCGGAGCGAGGGATGCTGAGATCAAAGACGTTTCAGGGTTTTGCGGAAGCTATGGCTGCCCAGTGGGGCGACCTCGAGTTTCCAGAAGTGGCACTTCCTGTGGGATGAGGCAGCTTGCTGCCGGAAGGCCAGCACGGTCCGAGGGGCTAATTACATCGGGTAATTAGTCACGGAGGCCCAACAGGAGAGAAACATGACGAAAAAGAGTGCAGAAGCACCCGAGGCTCCGCAGCAGTCCGAGGAAGCACGCAAGAAGGTTCTCGCGAACTCCACAGCTGGTCGCAACACTGCGATTGGTCAGGAGCGTGAAGCTCTTCTGCGCGAGGAGTCTGGTGAGGAAGTGCCGGAGCGGGAGTCGGATGGCTCGACCATTCCGATTGCTGGAGGTGAACCGAAGGGTGATTTCGCCGCTGTCGAAGCGAAGGAGCCGATTGGTGCACAGGCTCAGCCGGCGATCGTGAGCACGAACGGTACGCTCCCCGTGAACCATGTGGCCAGCCCGAGTGGTCTGGTTCCGGTTTCGGCTGTCGAGCATGACCCACAGGCTGCTGCCAAGCGCGCACAGGACCACCTGACCGCTGCGGACAAGCAGACGATTCGGGCGGGGTACGAGAAGATCAGCCGAAACAAGGCTGAGATGATGAGCCCCGGAGAGCTTCGCGCCGTGGCGAGCGATCGTGGCTATGACATCGGTGATTACGCAGGATCGCGTGCGACTCGCAAGCGTTTCCTCGATGCTCAGAGCAAGGACTCAGCGTTCGGTTCCGATGAAGAAGTTCCGTCCGAGCCGGTAGACATGTAGTCTCGGCTATGCCGATGGAAGGCATCCAGCTGGTGTGGAGATTGGACACCTCCTTTGGGGATGCATCAGCTGGCTCTGCCTTCCTTCTCCGGAGTTTGATTGATGTCGCTCAATGAACTCGACGACCCAGATACGCTGTTGGTAGGTGAAGACCCTGAACCGGGTATTGACCTATCAGGTCGTTCCGTCAAGCGCCAGCAACTGGATGAATTGATGGCCAGGGCTATGAGTGGTCTGCTCCCGCGTAACAGATCACTCAAGTCTTGGGAGCCCGACGTTCTTGATGAGAGACATCTGCAGGCGATCTGCATGCGGGCCTCAGGGCTCCAGCAGAACTACATCGCGCAGGTGATGGGCTGGAATGATTCGTGGACCTCAGTGGTACTGAATCATCCAGATGCACAGTATATCCTCACCAAGATGGTCAGCTATGCGGCTGACGAAGTGCTGGATATTCAGGTGAGAATCAAGGCTCATGCGGGCGAAGCCCTCGACAAGGTTGTTGAGGTCATGAGAACGACGCAAGATCAGCGACTTGCATCCAGTAATGCGTTTGAGATTCTGAAGATGGCTGGTTATGCGGCTGTCGAGAAGAAGGAAATCAAGCAGGAAATCACGATGCCCTCGAAGCATGTCGATCTGCTTGGCGAGGCCATTCGTGAGTCAAGGCAGATTCGTTCGCAGGAAGGTATGGACTACAGGGTACTGCCCCATTCAGCTCCTGAGAGTGCAAGCAGCGTGGCTCCTGCGGCTCACAGAGATTCCGGCTCTGGCGGTGCCAGTTTGCCTCCCACTGGTGACTCTCAGGATGCTGAAGTCCAGCACGACGGTTCAAGGGTGAGGGTCGCATGACGCGAGACGAATACTACGGCCCTGGAGTGGCAAAGAACCTGATAGATGTTCGGAGCCCTTCCGCAGTTGCAGTTGCAGTTGCGGTTCCCGTCCCTACCCAGGAGTCCAGCCTCGGTGGTACGCAGCCCGCCGCCGCGACAATTCCCGCGATGCGCAGTTCGCAGTTACTCGAACCTACTAACCAATGAAAATCGGCTCATTAGGGATGGGATCGAGAGGACTGGACTGCAATCAGCCACTGACGACCGCAGATCTCGAAAACATTCGGCGCTGGAACGCGAAGAGGGGCGATGCATTGCAGTATCGCTTCGCCATTCGCTATATTCGGCGCACAACTCAGCATGATTACGACGTCAGCTGCTCTGAGATAAGCAGAATCTTTACTGCTGGTCTCGGCCTGATGCTCGTTCAGCATGTTGCACCAGAGGGTTGGCGCCCTTCCAGTCAGCTTGGCGCTGAATATGGAGCGACAGCAGCATCAGAGGCACTTTCTGTGCTGTATCCGGCTGGAGCAACTCTCTGGTGCGACCTCGAAGGAGTGGCTGCGAAGGTACCAGCCGCTGATGTTATCGCATACTGCAATGCATGGTACGATGCAGTAGTAGGTGCTGGCTATCTGCCCGGACTCTATGTCGGTGATAGCTGCGGCCTGAACGCGAGCGACCTGTATTATAAGCTGAAGTTTACGCTTTACTGGTCCGCGTATAATCTCAATCGCGACAACTATCCTGTAGTTCGGGGAGTTGCTATGCGTCAGCTAGCCTACCCGAAGCCTGCTGATCGAGTTACAGGGCTGGATTTCCAGTACGACGAGGACCTCATCATCGGTGACGCTAAGAACAGCTTTCCGGTTCTGGCGCTTCCGTGACCAGTGCTGCTCGTGTCGAACCTGAAATCATGGAGGAAGTCAAAGCACTTCCTTCTGATCAGCGCGAGTTCATGCGTGATGTAGCGAAGAATGACCTCTACATCCTGTCGAAGGGGATTCTCGGCTACAAGGACATAAATCCAGATACTCATGGTGGCTTTTGTCGTTTCGTTGAGAGTGAGATCAAGCTGCGGCGAATGGGGCTCATGCCGCGTACCCACCTCAAGAGCACAATAGCAACAATCGCTGATAGCATCAGGCTGGTTCTTCGTGACCCAGATGAGGCGCGTATCCTGATCGCAGGGGAAACTTCTACTCAGGCCGAGAAGTTTCTTGCAGAGCTCAAAGGCCACTGGGAAAAGAATGATATCCTTCGAAACCTTTTTCCTGAACTTGTTCCGCCTCGTATGGCTGGTCCTGGTGTCAAGTGGTCTACAACTATTGCTTCGATCAACCGTTCACGAGATTACAAAGAAGGCTCGTGGAATACGATCGGAGTCGGTGGCGCAGTCACAGGCGGACACTACAACAGAATCAAGTGCGACGATCTCGTTGGCCTCGAGGCGTCGAGAAGTCCGGCAGCGATGGCTGCAGCGATTGCATGGGTAAGTAACATCGAGCCTCTGCTGATTGATCAGCACGCTGACATTATTGACTACATCGGTACGCGCTGGAGTAGAACGGATCTCTACGCTTTCGTCATGAAGTTCTATGGCGAGCGTATTGCAGTTTTCCTTCGCGAGGCTATCGAAGATGGGAAGATCATTTTCCCGCAGAAGCACACGATTGAGGAGTACACGACTCTTCAGAACGAAGCTCCGCTCGTCTGGTACGCCCAGTACTGCAACAATCCTCTCGCTGGAGGGCAGAATGACTTTCCAGCCGGATCAGTCCAGACGTACAGCTTCGATCTCAACGGCAATATTGTACTGTTTCGGGATGGGCAGAAGAAGGTTTGGAAGCTATCAGATCTGGACCGAGTCATTGCTGCCGATCCTAACTCAGGGAGTCTTACTGCTCCTGATACTGCAGCTATTGTCACGACAGGGATTTCTCCAGATGATGAGGTTATTGTCCTCGATGCTTGGTCGGGCCGCATAACACCGTCTGGCTTCGTGGACAAGATTTTTGAGAAGTGGAATCGCTGGCGTCCGCGTGTCGTAGGTATCGAAAAAGCTGGGCAGCAGAACACTCAGCACTATTTCGAGAAGAAGATGCAGGAAGAGGAAATCTACATTCGTGTGATTCCTCTGAAGCCGAAGAATCGCAACAAGATTGAGCGAATCAGGACTGCACTTCAACCGCTGTTTGCGTCCAAGAAAGTGTATATGCTGGCGACGCAGTCAGTATTACGCAAAGCTACGGACGAGTTCCCTGACACTGATCCAATCGACGAGCTGGATGCGCTCTCATATGGAACTGAGGATGGGATGTGGAGGAAGCCAATGCGATACGAGGATCAAGAGGAGAATGGACGAGTTCTACGACTGATCGTCAATCGTAGAAACAAGCGGACTGGGTACTGAGATGGCTCATTTCGAGCATCATAGCTCGGAGGAGCGACGGGTCATCGAAGATCGTCAGCAGCAAGAAGTCGAGAGACCTATGTCTAAGGGACCTGAATATTTCGTCCGTACTCGCACGGAAGATTTCAGCATCTGGGCACAGATCGGCTTTTATCTCGACAAGTATAAGCTGATCCTGTATCTTCTGATTGCTGCTCTAGTGGCACTGGGCTTCGATTTCAAGACACCGGCCCAGACCTACAAGATAATGAATGACAGGATCGACACGCTAGCGCTGACAGTTCAGAGGGGATCAACAGCATCGACGCAACAGAATCTCAAGCTGGATGCACTTCTGCGACTGGCCTGTATCCAGCAGCAGCCGAGGGATATGCAGTTGGCTGGCGTAAACTGTGGCGCGCTGATTACCATTCAACCAGGAAAGTGACATGCTGAATCTTCTTCGCCCGCTCGTTTCGCGCTTTATTGGAGCATGGGTCGCAGCTCTTGTGACCTACCTCCAGTTCCACTACGGGATCACGCTGGATGCTGATACGCAGGCTGGTCTGCTGTCGGTAGGACTGGGTGTGTTCACGACAGTCTACTTCGTGGTCCATCGGGTCATAGATCGTTTCATCAACAAGGGAGATGCTGCTAGCTCTACGCTGGCCAAGGTGGAGAATAGGCAGGTGGCTACGCTCAAGGCTGAAAAGAACAACTTCACTAATTACCCGGAGTAATTAGTATGGCCGCAGTCGATGAGATCGACACCGCTGGTCTAGCAAATACCACAAACGAGGATGAGATCCGAAAGGGTATCTCCGCGATGTTCTGGATGTGGTACAAGACTCACGCAGATCAGAAGGTTACAGCAGTCAAGTTCTGGTTCATCAGTAAGACAGTTCGCGTCAGAGATCTCCACGGCCTCTTCCAGCTCCTCTTCGGACCTGAACAGTGATCCCAGCAAATCAAGCCGATCCTCGAATGGTGCAGATGCTGATGAGTTACCTGCGTACAGAAATTACGCAGGCTCTCAGTGATCGGGCACCATTAGAGGAACGGTGGAATCGCTATCTGACTGCATACAGAGCTATCCCGCTGGAGGAGACAAAGCGGTTTCCCTTTGAGGGAGCTGCGAATCTCGTCCTGCCGGTTATCGCCACTGATGTAGATACGGTGTATAGCCGCTTGATGGGGATTCTGTTTGCGGCGGATAATCTCTGGAGTTGCCGGCCGCTCAATGACACGATGGTTCCCTATGCACCACGACTGCAGGAGTTTTTGCAGTGGGCGCAGAATGCTGAACTGAATGTCTATCCGGCAATTGCTGACTGGCTGATGGAGAAGTGCAAGCTCGGAACAGGAATCCTCAAGACTCGCTATACTCGTGAGTCGAAGCGGGTTTACCAGTTCCGTGAGACAGATTTTGGTACGGTAGAGCAGATTGCACAGCTGATGATAAAGGATCATCCAGTTGTGCAGCACGTGAGCATCTTCGATTTCCTGCTTCCAGCTTCTGCGTGGGATATTCAGCTATCTCCGTGGTGCGCCGAGCGACTGAGCCTGACTTGGGGTCAGTTGCAGAATCGTGTGGCTGCAGGAATCTATCAGGCTGTTCCAAACCTCGGTAGCTGGTGGGCACGAGATAAGGGTTCGCAACAGACTGCTGTCATGCAGAATCTGGATGCGTTCACGCCTAGCCTTGGTGACAAGTTCGATCTGTGGGAGTGCTGGCTGGACTACGATATTGGAGGCGTTGGTGAGCCGATGGCTATTGTAGCCACGATTCACCTGCCTACAATGTCGCTGCTTCGGATCGACTACAATCCGTTCTTCAATCAGGAAAAGCCCTACGCTGACAGTCGGTATCTGCGTCAGGAGAAGCGGTTCTATGGTATTGGTCTGTGCGAGATGCTTGACCAGTTCCAAGATGAAATCTCCACGATGCACAATCAGCGACTGGACAATGCTACACTGGCGAACTCCTCGATGTTCAAGGCCCGCAAGGGAATTGGCATCAAGCAGGATGAGCCGATCTTTCCTGGTAGATGGTTCCTGCTGGATAATCTGGAAGATGTCCAGCCAATGGCGATGGGTACTCGCTATGACTCAACGGTTCCCTATGAACAGCTCACTCTCAGCTATGCTACAAGACGTACTGGAGTTACCGACTATATCTCCGGTGCCGACAACCCCGCTATCGGGTATGGAACAGCTACAACTGCTGTCCAACAGCTTCGGGAAGGAACTAAGCGGTTCGACCAAGTTCTGCGGGAAGCCCGTAGGTGTCTTGGAATCGTTGGGACTCAAGTTGTAGAGCTCTACCAGCAGTTCAATCAGCATGGTAAGGAGTACATGGCCCTCGGTCCAAGCGACGGCCAGATGGTGCACCAGATTCTGCAGTTCCCGATGGAGCTCATCAGGACCAGCATCGGTGTTGAGCTGACTGCAACGTCCGCTAGCCTCAACAAGGAAGTTGAGATTAGGACGAACCAGATCATCATGCAGATGGTGATGCAGTTCTATCAGCAGCTGATGCAGGGTGTTAGCTACATGGTCAATCCGCAGATGCCTCCGGAAATCAGGCAGCTTGCGGCAGAAATGGTTCAGGGCGGAACGATTCTGATGCGTCGAATCCTCGATAGCTATGGGATTCAGGATGCAGACAGCCTCATTCCGACACTCGGGGGCATGATAAACAGTGGCAACCAGCAACTCAATTCTATCGCAAACGCTGCCTCCGGAAATCAGGGCTTCGGTCCACCAGCTGGTCCAGGAGCCGGGATGGCCGGTCTACCAGCAGGCCCTGCAGGAGCGAATCCAGCAATGCTACAACAGATTGGCGCTGGAGCAGGACGAATCGGAGTTCCGGCGTTTGCAGGGTGAAGTCAGGGCACTCAGTTGGGTGCTAGGCGTGCCCGCCGAATTAGGGCGTAATCCTATGTCTGCGAGGAGAGGCTAATGACAGGTCCGTTCAGACCATCCGCCGGAGGGCCAGCGGGTTTTCCTGGTCAGGGTGGTCAACAGCAGCCGCATCCGACTGTAGGGAACTTCGGGATGCCCGGAGGTCCAGTACAGGTGGATCGGAGCTGGCAGAATGGTGGCCAGCAGCAACAGCAGCCAGTACAGCAGTTCAATCAGCCTGCTGATCAGGGTCAAGGTGGCTGGCAGATGCCGGCAGCTCCGCAGCAACAGCAGCAGACGTTTCCGCAGAACCAGCAGCAGCCGAACCAGCAGTTTCAGCAGCCGAACCAGCAACAGCCTGTTCAGCCTCACCCGACGGTGCCCTATGGCCAGCCGGGAGTCCAGCAGCAACAGCCTGTTCAGCAGCAAGGTCAGCCGGGTGTGCAGCGTGCTGATGTACCCGACAACCTGATTCTGGATGGACCAAGCGTTCCTCCGGAGCTGCGTGGTCGTAGCTGGGCACAGGTGAAGCAGATCTATGGTGCGCTGGCCAACGATTTCCTGCTTCGTCAGAACGGTGGACAGCAACAGCAGCCGCAGCCGATTCGTCAGCCGCAGGGACAGCAGCCCGCTCGGCAGAACCAGCAGCCGGTGTATGTGCAGGGTCAGGGTCATGGTGATCAGGCTCCGAGTTTCTGGGAAGATCCTGAGGCTGCGATTGGCCGTATCGTAGACAGTCGCGTGGCTCCTATCACGCAGCGTACGACTGCGATGGCGATTTCAGAAGCGAAGCAGGTTGCTTCGATGGGGATTCCAGACTTCCAGTATCTGGAAGCTGAGGTTCTCCAGATCATGGCAGGAGCAGATCCGACAGCAATGACTGATCCGCGCCTGTGGCAGAGTTCGGCTGATCTTGCTCGCGGTCGGATGATGTCTCGCGGTGAGTATGATCCTCGTGTAGCACAGAATCGCACGCAGCAGCCGCAGCCCAATCCAGCGCAGGTTCGTGGACCTGGTGGGTATGTGCCGGCACCAGTAGCACAGATGGGGCAGTTCTTCACGGAGGCTCCGACTCCTCCTATGCAGAATCAGTTCGGCGGATATGGTAGCGGAGTGAACAACAGCATCTCGCAGCAGGAACACGAGTATGCGACTAAGATGCACATGACCGACGAGCAGTACGTTGCTTGGCGCGGTGGTGTGCAGCAGACCGCACCTACCCGGAGATACTAGAAATGGCAAAGAGCAATGGCGGCGATTCTGAAGACTCTGCGCGTGTCACTCCGCGAGGTCTCGATCCTGAGCTGGCAGGTATCGTAGACTTGGAGTCACTCAACCCAGCAATGCACTACAGGTTCGTACACGAGCGGCCTCAGCGTCTGTCCCGGCTGCGGGCGAAGGGCTACCGTATCGTGTCTGCCTCAGAAGATGGTGTCAAACTCGTGATGGAGGATGAGAAAGCCGACGATAAGATCAGGGATGGGGATGCTATTCTCATGTGCATCCCGAAGGAGCGATTTCAGGAAGGACGGAAGCGAGTTGCTCAGGTTACTCGCGGACGTCTGGCAGCACCAACGGCCCAGTTTCGCAAGAAGACTAGGGGCGCTGGTCCAGGCGGAGTGGATGTTCAGGTCACCACAGACACAAAGGAGTAGACCACATGGGTTTCAGTCCTTCCAGACTTCGGTCTGGCATGACTCCCCCGACAAAGGAGCGTCCTCTCGCAGCCGGTGCAGCCGGTAAGCGAGGGGCACTTCTGGTCGTTGATGCCAACGGAGCATATGCGACGGCAGGAGCAGATCCTGCGGCGATTGCTGCGACGGCGGCCAGCGACTACGGGCCGGATACGTCAGGCTTCAACCATCTCGGAGTGAAGAATTTTCCTCCGGGGTTTCTGCAGGGTCACAGCGTCGAAGGGCTTCAGCCGTTCAAGGCTCAGTACTTGGGTGCCCTGCCGGCAGCTTCAGGCGGTGACTATGGTGTCACTCTCGACGCCGATGGAGAGTGGAAGGTAGATTTTGCCAAGGTCGGTGCTGCGGCTCGTGTTCGTCTCGTCAAGCTTCTGACCGATTCTCCGCTCAACCGCAACGAAGTCGAAGTTGTGGTGCTGGCGGCGAACGTGCAGATCAACCAGTAGCGGAGGACTCGACAATGGCTCCAGTCGTTCGTGGCCAGTACGCCGAGTTCTTGGCTCCTGGCCTCAACATGAGGACCTTCAACAAGTATCGTGAGCGGCCCGAGATCTATCGGCTGATTACGAATGTGAAGGACTCGACTCGTGCGTATGAGGAAGACTTCGCGCACGCAGGATTCGGCCCACTTGCTCCCAAGGGTGAGCTGGAAAGCACGATCATGGATGAGCCGATCAAGCTCGGTGGAGTTCGGTTCATTCACAAGACCTTCGCGCTCGGCTTCGAGATCTCGGAAGAGATGCGCGAGGATGACCAGTACGGGCTCATGCTCGATCTGGCCAGCGACCTCGGTCGTAGCAGCCGCTACACGGCGGAGCTGTACGGGCACGACGTCTACAACAACGGTTTCACTGGCGCGAAGTACGTAGGTCGCGACGGTCAGCCGCTGTTCTCGACAGCACACCCGGTTCCTGGCATCGGTGGTCTGGGTGCCAATCGGCCGACGGTAGATGTGGACCTTTCTCAGGCAGCGCTCGAGGCTGCATGGGCGAGTTTCCAGTCGCAGGTGGAAGATCGAGGCATGCCGATCGACCTTCAGCCCGCGATTCTCATGGTTCACCCGGACAACGAGCTGTTTGCTCGCCGGCTGCTGGAGTCCAGTGGCTATACCGGCGCGAACCTGAATGACATCAACCCGCTGTACAACATGAACATCAGGATCGTCTCTTCTCCGTACTTCACGGACAGAGATGCCTGGTTCCTGACGGCTCCGCAGGGAGATATCGACATCCGGTTCTACTGGCGCCGGAAGCCAGATACGCGGACCTGGGACGACGATGATGCTGAGGGCACGATCCACAAGATCAGCCAGCGGCACAGCGTCGGGTTCGGTGACTGGCGCGGGACGTACGGCAGCCCCGGAGCGTGAGTTCTATGGGGAAGGCGGGAGGCCCTCCCCTTACACTAATTACCCGGAGTAATTAGGATGGCGGATAGACTCGTAGCGCTGTTGGGGCCTGGACGTGGACCGAGAATGTTCACTGGCAGGATGAAGAATCTGATAGCAAAGGTCGTGAATCTCAAGGAAGGCGTGGTTGAGATTCAGCACGACAATGCTACGCTAACAGTAGAGTCGGGCGGCGAGTTTCCCGTACCCGACTCCAGCTGGATTCAGTTCCAGCACAACGGATCGAGCAAGCATCTGATCTGCACAATCCAGTCTAGGAACGATGCCGTACATAGCGATTGATCCGAATACTGCTGTCATTGTTCCGGCAGGAACGCTAGGGGCACCCCTCGTAGATACAGGGATGACCTTGGCTGAAATGCGTGGTCAGCTGAATCTCATGCTCGGTGCCAGACCCGACATTACAGATCCTACGCTTGACTACTGGATCAATGCAGCATATGTGGACCTTGCATCCTCTCTTGAGATTGATGATCTGAAGGGGATGCTCAGTTTTGATCTGGTTTCTGGAAATCCATTCTATCGTCTCCCTTCGGTTGTTCGAGCCATCCGTATGGTATCAGTGATTGATGCCGTCTCGTATGGTGATCTAGGAGGCAGGAAGCTGAATCTTAGCGACCTGACGGCCTACCGTAGAGCTGCGTCACGCTCAGCGGAACCAGCGGAATACTTCAGGGAGAGGGACTTGCTGGTCTTGTACCCGACTCCACTCAACGTCAGGACTGTTGTACTGGATGTCTGGCTCCGACCAGCAGAGTTGGTGCTCGATACTGATTCACCTATTCTACCTCGTGAGTGGCATGAGGTAATTCTCAAGAACGCTCGTAGCAAGGCTCACTCTGATCTACGTGAGTTCGAGCAAGCAGCGGTGGCTGAGAATGACTTCGTCAACCTCGTTCGTCGGAAGGATAGTCCAGACTCTCTGGAAGAATCTGACAAGGTTATTGGTTCAACTGTACCACGCAGCCGACGCCAGATTTTCCGCAGAGGCTCATTCTTCGGAGACAGAGATGGCCTACGGTGATCCGCTAGACGAAACCACCCCTGCAGACAGCGACTTCACTGGTCAGGGTGACGACAGGATTCGTGAGTTCAAGCGAGCGATCAGGCAGCGTCTCGCGAGCTTCTTCTCGAACATCGACGTAGATCCGATGGTCCCGAAGAATGGTTCGATTCCAGCAGCTTCACTGGTAGCTGAGAGTGTTACAGCAGCACAGTTGGCTGCAAGTGCAGTTGGTACCGCTGAAATCGCTGATGGTGCTATCACGAAGGCAAAGCTGGCTGCTGGCGTAGATATTCCTCCGGACGATACGATCAGCACAATCAAGCTGCAGGATTTGTCAGTAACAACAGCAAAGCTTGCTGATGAGTCGGTTACGGCCGGCAAGTTGGCTCCGGGTGTAGGTGGAATCCCAGATGGCAGTATCGGGCGAGATCAGCTTGCTGGTCCGACGAAGGACCATTTGCTGTATGTTCAGAAGGGCCGATTCACCTATCCGGCTGGCTTTTCATTAGATACAGGTTCGACGAATACACTGATTACGATTTCTGTCGATACTAATGATGTAGTCGGGCCAGATGTAATGGTGATCCTGAATCCGCGGCATGTTGATCCAGATGTTGGCGTTGATGCTTGGTATCGGCATCTGGTATTTCAGGGCTGTGTTCAGATCATTGCCGGTAATCCGAGTCCCCGGCTGATCATTCGTGTGCAGAACAATGACGGGGCGCCCGTGGATGTCAGCGGAAAGTCGATTGATTGGATGGTTGTGCAGATCTACAGCGGTGGTGGAGCTGGCTGGCCGTGACGAAGCCTGAGCGTTTCGGTGAGGGACGAGGGAAGTTTGGCAAGTTCGGGAAGGGAAACTATATCCGCGAACTTCCTGCAGTCGTGCCTGTTACCTACAATGACTTCACTGGAGGCTATGATTCCAGCCGAGGTCGTGAGGGTGACGCAAAGGCCTCACCGAACATGACAGACTTCGAGGTAACACGAGTCGGTAGACTTCGTCGTTATCCTGGAACACAGGCACCAGCGGCGCTTGCTGGGCATGACCCATATCAGGCTATTCAGCAGACGAATTTGGATGGGTTGGTCGAGGTTATTTACTTCGATCCTCCTTATGTCGGAATTGAGACGAATGGCCTTATCACTTGGACTGACCTCAATCTCTCGGACATCAGGCCGTATGCCTCGACGCAGTTCGGCGAGACCCTATTCTTTGGAGATGGTGCTGGTCCAGTCTATTCGAGAGAGCCCAATCAGGCTCCAGTCCAAGAAGCGGGCTTCTTCCAAGCCAGAAGCTATGCTACCTTTGCCGCCCGCATCTATGGACTAGGTGCTATCATTGATGGCGCCTTCGAGCCGATGGGTGTTCGCTGGACAGGAGCAAGTAGTGATCCTCGTGATGTAAATGGTGAGGGTGCGGGATCTGAGCTTCTGATTGCTGATGCCGCAAATGGGGATTACGGTGTCGCTGTCAGAGAGATGGGACTGGATTTCGTGGCCTTCATCTGCAGAAAGAGTATCTGGATTGGCCGACGTACTAACGATCAGTTCAGACCAGCAGACTTACAGCCGCGACTGAAGGGTAATGGAGGACTTAGTGACCGAACGGCAGTCTCCTATCCGGGTGGTGTAGCATATCTGGCGGAGTCTGGCGTTAGATCTTTCGATGGTAATAACTCAACACTGATCAGTAACCAGATCAATGGCGAGTTGCTGCCACTGGATATGGTCAGGCTTCGTGAGTATAAGCTGACATATGATCCGCTCAAGAACAGGCTGCTACTCAACACGCCAGTCTGTATGTGGATCTTCGATATCGAGTACAATCGCTGGTACAGAAGTAGTATCATTGCCTCTGACATCGTGTATCCGATTGCGCAGGAGGATGGTGTAACCTGGGCTCAGTTGCAGGCAGCAGCCAATGAATGGAACTCGTTCAATCGAATTAGCTGGGGTGAACTGGTTCCGAGAGCCGTCGGTCAGGCTGATCTGCGCTACCTGAAGTATGTAGCTGGTGGAAACAGTCAGATAGCTATCGAGGATGTTACGTCGTTCGAGCAGTTCGGCACAGAAATGCTGCCACAGTGGGAAGTGATGAGGAAGGATGGACCGCAGTTCAACTCACTGATTTCAGTCAGGGCAGTCTTGGCTGAGTACCTCGGTAATGGGTCACTGCGAATCTATCTGCCAGACATCAATGGCAATATGCTGCCAGTGCTTGTTCAGGATGTAGAGACCAGCGCAGTTCTGCGCGATGCCTACATTCCCCTGATCAATACTGGCCGTGGCTCGTCGCTGATGATCGAGATGGCTACCGGCAGTATGGAGATCTCGAAGTTGCAGCAGATCAACGATATTCGCAGTACCAAGTACGATATTCCTCCGTTCATTCCTCGTGAGTACAGAACCGACTTCAACGTCTGATGCCACACGAGCTCACTGGTCCAGGTAGTCTTGATCGTAGGCCAGATGCAATCTCGTCTGACTACAGCTTTGCATACACCTTCGGACCAGTTCAGCTTTCCGACTTCTCTCAGGGATTGCTCAATCGAGCATGGCGAATTAGAGCTGACAACAATCTGGGCTCGGTGCTGCTCTCACGAGCGAACGACGCGAATACTGATTGGGAGCCAGAGACGGTACTGTTCAACTACGCTGGTGCTCCTGTTGTTGAGGTTGACGCAGCGTTCGATCAGCAGGGCCGAGTGTTCGTTTGCTGTGAACGGTCAAGTGGAGTCGCTGGAGCTAGCGAGCTCTGGTTCTACTACTTCAATGGACTGGTCGGCGATTACACGCTGGAGAATTTCGGTCCAGGTAGAACACCACGAGCGATCCTGGATAGTCCACTCGATCCAGCTATTGCTGATGTACTGGTGTTCTATGCCGATGATGCTAATGATCGGATAAGCTATCGTCAGCAGCGCGACAGGTATCAGGTGGTTTATCCTACACCTGTACTGGGATCAGCTAACAAGTTCGTTGAAGATGCAGTACGAAGTGAAAGCTATCGGATCTATGTGTACTACAGTGTACGGAACATTGATCTAGGTCAATATACACTGGAGCACATTGAATCCCTGATGTATCCAGTAATCAATCAGGCCGAGGATTTTCTTACCTTTGCCGCTACTGTTAGAGAGATCGGTGGTGTTCTGGAAAAGGCGCTGATTATCTTCACGGATGATCTAGCTACTTATCCAATAGCAGATGGACCAGTACTGGGTAAGGACGATCGACTAGCATTTGGAGCTTCCTTTGGTGCTGGTGGAGATCTACATGATACGCTGATTACTCACACGCTGTTCGATACTGAGCAGCTAACATTTGGTGCAGCTTTTGGACCTGGAGGAACGTTGGTGGTAGTCGGTCCGACTATTATCAATCACACGCTGTTTGATACTGAACAACTCTCCTTTGGTGCTGGCTTTGGAGCTGGTGGTGTGCTGTTCGTGGCACTGATTTCTAACACCATCTTTGATCCAGATAACCTTACATTCAGTGCTGGCTTCGGCGCTGGAGGAACACTCGTATGATTAGTGGCATCATTGCAGCACGGAGGGGACCTGAGATTCTCATAGCTCGCCATATGGAGGGACTACTTGACGCTCCGAAGATTGGCTTCGCTGGTTACGTCAAGTGGGAGTTGGTGAGGAATGGGAAGGTCATCAAGGATTCTGGTGGATTTCATCCTAATGTTATCACTAACATCGGGATGAACAGAATTGCGGTTGAGACTCTCGATATCTCTACTGCTCAAGCAGGAGTAGGTTCTGGAGCAACTGCACCAGCTATCACCGACATTGCACTGCAAGCTGCAGTCGGTACAAAAGTGGGCCGGAGCGGTGTTCTGAACAATGCCTATGTTGCTGGACCACCAGACTACTGGTTTCGTCAACACCAGTATAAGTTCCTCGAAGCTAATGCTAACGGGAACCTGAGCGAGTTCGCTACGTTCAGTAGCGCTGGCGGAACGCCGATCTTCTCACGACAGCTTCTGAAGGACAACCTTGGCAATCCTACAGTCATTACAAAGACTGCGACGGATCAGCTCTGGATCACGTATGAGATTCGCTGCTATCCCCCAACAGCTGATGTGAACTCGGTAGTAACTATCAGTGGTGTGAACTACGATGTTACAACGAGACCAATGCAGGTATCGTCTGCTGATGCATGGGGATCGCTTCTGGCTAATGGCATGAATACAGCTGCGAGAGTAGGCACGAAGGAAGCAAATGTGCTACTTGCTAGAACAGGGGTAGCATCTAACTTCACTTCATCTGACGGTACGCAGATAGCTCAGACTGCCTATGTCGCGGATAGCTACTTTCTTGAGATGAAGGATGAATGGAGTCTGACGGATGTAAACTATGCTACTGGCGTTGGAGCTATTGCATCTGTCTACGGAAACAACTTCGGCTTCAGTTCGGCCTACCAGTGTTTCCAGCATGTGTTCACTACTACAAAGATTCCGAAGACTAACACGAAGAAGCTAGATCTGTTTCTTCGTCGTAGCTGGGCACGTTATCCATGATCCCGACTGGAGCTAGTGGGCAGCAGTTCATTGATGCTAACACGAATAATCCTATCATGAATGGGCTGCTGCCTGTACCAACTGAGATAGATTACAGTGACATAGTTCCGACGCGGGCGCCACGCAACTGCAGGTTGACGACGCTAGGGGATGCCGAAGTGATCTTCAGATCAGGCCGTGTTGCTCGTCCGATGAAGTTCTCCGTTTCACTCATCATTCGAGGGATTCACGACATCGCGCTCGTGGATACAATCTTCTAATGGCTAAGACGATTGGAGAGCTAAAGCTCGGCCGGATTGAGACAGCACGTGATAAGGAGATCGCCATTCAGGAGATGCTCGACAAGCTCAATGAACTGATCAGGGCCCTCAATCAGTTGCTCAATGTTTGAGGTTCTCTGTCTGGAGAAGGGTGGAGCAATCTGGCGGCGCATCAGTTTCTTGCCACTATCTCCGGCGAAGATTATGGAGACAGTGGATCTGATGCAGCTGGTTCCTAACTTCTTGACTGGAATTGATAACCCCTACGCAATCTTCCTCGACCCGGAGAACACGTTCTTCCAGATAGACGATGTGGGGCTGATTACCGTGATGCCAATAGCTGAGCACCTTCACTGTCATATCACGTTCTGGGATGGAAGGCTTCGTGGTAGAGAAGGATTGTGCAGGAAACTATCGACGTTCGTTACTGGTGTGACGAAGAAAGAGCTCATTACAGCGGTTCCAAAGGATCGACGAGTGCTGCTCGCTTTCGGCCGACGAGCAGGATTCACCGAGACCTTTCACAACGAAGAGTCAGTGTTTCTCCGTTTCACTAATTACACGGAGTAATTAGCATGGGTATGGACCCTATCACGTTGGCAGCTGCGGCCTCAGTTACCAGCTCGTTGATCGGTGGCTATGGTCAGGCCAAGGCTCAGTCTGCCGCTCAGCGTCGATTTGATGCTGCTCAGCGTCAGGGCCAGTCTATGATGAAGACTGGTCAAGATCCCTACGAGCTCAATCTGCAGCGACTTTTGCAGGGTCAGGCTGATCCGACGCAGCTGAGTCTGAACGCTGGCAACATCGACACTGGTTCAATTCTGGGTAACTTCAACTCAGGACAGGATGCACTTGCTCAGTTCCTTCGGGCTGATCCTGCGAACCAGCAGTCATTCGATGCAAGTCAGTCATTCAATCTTCTCGATGCGTTGGATCAACGAAATCAGAACACAGCAGTAGGTGCGCTCAATTCTAACTTCGGTTCACTGGGATCGAGGTTTGGTAGTGGCGCGCAGCGTCAAACGAGCGATCTGTTAGCTAACATCAACGCTCAAACAGGCGCACGGAATGCAGGTATCCTACAGTCGAGCTTCGAGAATCAGGCCAATCGACGGCTTCAGGGACTGGGCTTGCAGTTGCAGGGCGCGCAGGGGATAGCTCAGCAAGGCAATGCGATGGCTCAGCTTGCAGCACAGCTGGGAATTGCGAATCAGGGCAATCAGCAGTTCAACACTACGTTCAACCAGAGTGCTCGTCAGCAAGCATTCCAGAATCAGTTCAGTGGGATTCAGGCTGGTTTTGGTATGCAGAATGCTAACGATGCGTTCAATGCGCAGCTATTCAGCATCATGCAGGGGCTCGCGGCTCCGCAGGGCAATGCCTACACAGCTATTGGTCAGACTGGGGGTGACATCTCGCAGATGCTGATGTTCCTGCCATTCCTGAAGCAGCTTGGCCAGCCAGCTCCAACCACGCCTAAGGTCTAACGATGCCGAGTCAGTTTACAGATATGCTGAATACCTTGGTCAACTTCAAGCAGCTTCAGAATCAGACCGAGCAGATTCAGCAGCAAGCGAGGGGACAGGCGATTCAGGGCGTGAGTACCTTCATGAATCTGGCTCGGAACACAGCTGATCCGACGCAGTTGACTCAGCTGGTCAATCGCTTCTCACAGCTTGGCGTAGGTACGACAGATGAGCTGCTCGGTATTCTCAATCATGTGACACCGACTGAGGATGCGCTCAAGTCGTACTATGCCACGCTCGGTGGACAGGTCGAGGCAGGACATACGCCTGAAGGTACGACCGATGCCAGCAAGCGGACGGCTGGCGAAGCGCTGAGTAGTGTTACCAGTGGCATGAACCAAGGTCAGGCAGCAGCATCTGGCTTTCTGTCGAGTGTATTCGCTGGAGCCAACCCGAATACTCCGGGGCTGGCAGAAGGGCTGGCAAGTCGCACAGCAACTGGTATGACGCCTGGCGAGCGTGCGGTAGATACGGCACAGGCTGGTTTGCCAGCTGCTGAACTGGCGCAGCAGGGTGGTATCAAGGGCGGTACAAGGATGACTGCTGCACAGGATGCAGGCAATCAGCTTGGGTTTGCTCAGCTTCGTGCGAATGTGCGCAGTGACGAGGTTCGGAATGCTCAGCGTGATGTCGAGCTCGGTATCAGCAAGGAGCAGGTTGATGCTGCGATGAAGAAGGCAACAGCACAGGGTCTCGATCCACAGAAGGTTACGAACCTGCTCGAAGCGAAGAAGGGTGTTCTGGGACTGATCCAGTCAAGGAAGAATGCTAACCCCTCGAAGCAGGAACTGCTCGGTTACATCGGTACGCTCAATGGGCTCAATGCAGCATTGACCGCGCTCGGACTTCCGAACGAGGGACAGCTGGAGTACAACCCAGACATCTTGCTTGAGCCCGGATTCTTCGACAGGAAGTTCAAGACTCCAGTAACGTCCACGCCAGTAAATGTAGTACCCCCAGGAACAGGGCGACGCTGATGACCGGACCCGCTTTTCAGTATCCTGACTACAATGCTCAGCTTGGTGTTGACTCCGATGTAGCTCGGTCGGAGTGGGACAACATGCTGAAGCGTCGTACACAGCTAGTCGATGACATCAGTAACAGGTTGAGGCTCGCCAATACTGTTCGGAGTGCAAATGTTACTCCTCCAGGCACCGAGCTCAACTTCGCTGATCAGGTAGCCAATCAGCATCAGATCAGTGGACAGAATGCTGATGGTACGCTGACAGACTATCAGCAGCTTCATCAGCAGGGATTCAAGAACTTCGAGGAGCGCAACCAGCTAATGGGTGCTGCTCAGTTCTGGGGCATCCCGAATGCTGACAAGATGCCGCCTGAGGTACTGCGTCAGATTGTTGCACAGAAGAGGCTATCGTCAGAGGACGTTGACAGAGGCTTGAACCCTCTCGTAGATGTCGGCATGACGGCTGCTGCCGCTGCTGGTCTGGGTGCTACCCAGGGCTTGGTCGGAATGGTTCAGCATATCCCATTCATCGGTTCCTCAATCGCTGAGGCCCAGATCACGCAGCGCACTAGTCAGTGGCTCAACAACCTGAACGAGGGTGTGCAGGCTGGAATGAGCGAGGGTGAGCGAAAGGGCTATCGTATTGCTCACGGACTCGGTGGAGTGCTGGGCTTCATCATTCCTGGTGAGGCGGCATGGCGAGCAGCAGGAGCAGTCGGCGGACTAGGCGCTGTCGCTGGTACGGCCGAGTACATCGGAACGCTCGGGACAGTTGGTAGACTGGCCATGAGTCCTATTGGTCGTGCTGCCATTCAGGGCGCTGCCTCGGCATGGATGCTGGAAGGTGGTGGTGATCAGTCAAATCAAGAAGCTGCAATGAAGGTAGGTGCTGGAGCAGTCGGTGGTGTAGTGTTCGGCATTGCTCTGCCAGCTCTTGCGAACAAAGTCAGAGGCGCGTTCCCGAGTAAGTCAGCACCTGCTATGTTCGATGAGCCTATCGCTCCTGAGCCTCCGGGTACTGTTGATGCTGAATGGTATTTCGAGGCTGATCACCAGATGCCGGGACAGCTGGTTCCACAGAGTCGGAGACTCGGCTCAGGGGAAGGAAACGGCGCTGGCCCCACAGAACCGCCGAGCGGCGCACTACCGCCGGGGGAAGCTCTTGTGCAGGGCGGGGCTGGGCAAGGGCCTGTCGATTCTAGTATTCGTATGGGAGGTGGAGTGGGGCCTGATGAGGCTGCCGCTGCGGCTGTCATGCCAGAAGGTCAACCGCAGCTGATGTCTCCACAGCTGTCTGCTTCCATGCGCCGGATCGACGATCTGACGAATGAGGTTGACATCTGGAAGCAGCGTGCTCATACCGATGAGATGACTGGACTGGGGAATCGCGCAGCGTTCGACAGGGCGGTTGCCACTGCTGACGCTGACCCGAGTCTCACAGTCGTCTTGAGTGATGGTAAGGGAATCAAGACTATCAATGACAACATCAGCCATCAGGCTGGTGATCAGGCTATTATCAATCATGCTCGTGCAATGGTTCAGACTGCGCAGGAGATGCAGATTCCTGTGCGAATCTTCCGTCACGGCGGCGACGAGTTCGCGGCAATCGTTCCTGCGGAACAGGCCGAAGCTTATGCTGCGCGTGTCAAGGAACTGAGCTATCAGGAGATTACGCACGAGTCTGGTGCCAAGCTCAAGACATGGCTGAAGACCTACACTGGTCGGAACTACGCTGAAGCTGACATCGAGATGACAGCGAACAAGCGGGTAACTGACAAACTGCCAGCTCACGACGAGAATCAAGTCAATCTGTTTGATCAACCGCAGATTACACAGGGTAATTTGCCAACGTTGGAAACGCCGCAGTATCCGTTCCCACAAGCTCTGAGGAATGAGCGGGCGATTGATCTACCCAAGACGACCGCTGCAGAGGCCGCCGCACTGACGAAGCAAGCTACGCTGATGGAAGGCCCAACGCTTCCTGAGCTGGCTGGTGGTACGCAGATCGACGTCTCGGATGTAGCGAAGTCTGCGATGTTCCAGAATCCTGAGCGGATCAATGTCATTCAGGGAGTGGGTGATGCTTCGAAGGTGGTACGTGGTCTGACCCAAGCATCTGTTGAGGGACGGATCATGCCTCATCAGTTCCGCTTCGTTGAGCGCAATGGTCAGATGGATATGCTCGTCAGCGATGGACTGCCGATTACTAACAAGCGCGTTGCACAGTACAAGGAGCATGGCTTCTTCGATCAGCAGCAAGTTATGGCGAATGGTAAGGATGCCATCGTCATGAAGGCTAATGCCGGTAATGGTCAGGCAAGGGTATACAATCCCTACACTGAGGAGTCATATTTGGTTCCTCATGACCAGATCATGCCGGGACGGAGCAGCAATACCGACATCGAGGGACTGGCAGAATCTGGTGATCGGCTGTACAGTCGCTTCCAGCAGCTGGTTGATCGGTACATGAAGTCGGAATCGGCGAAGCTGCCAATGGGTGCGAATGTAGACACGTCGTGGCTCTCACATGAAACCTCGTCGCAGCTTCCGAGGCTGATGGGAGACTTTCTCGATGCTGAAGTTGGTGGCTCGAAGCTCAGTCGCGCTGCGATTGAGTCATACTTCAACGTGCGCAGAGTTCGGGATTTCCAGTCGCTTGCTCCTGCTGAGGTTGCGGAGAATACTGCTGCGAATCGTGAGCTCAACGTCATGCGTAGCATCAATCCTCGCGAGCACATTCCAGTCGAGGATATTGCTGCGACGAAGGGATTCAGGTATCAGGTCTATCCTGACGGCGGCGGTACACTGATTGACCAGCTTGGCGATCTGAAGGTTCCGGTTACCTCTGATGAATCTGCGATGGAGTTCCTGCGTGGATTCAATCGAGAGATGCCGGACTACAGCCCGATTGGCGACGTACCAGTTGAGGTTGCTGCTATCAGCCCACATGCTGCAAATCCTGGCGATGCGCTGGAGCCAGTGATGGAAGGCGGTGCTGAGCATCATACGAATCTGACCGAACGTGCAACCGAACGAGTAACTCGGGTTACTGCTAGAATGCTGGAGGGGGAGCCGTTGCAGTCCGCTGTTGTAGTTGGTGGTGGCAGTTCGGGAGGAGCCCCGCCTCCGCCGCGGGAGCCATTCCTCTCGGGAGGGAGCCAGAATGAACTACCCCCGGGGCCGCGCAGTTTAGGGAGGCAGTTGGCTGAGCTCCAAGCGAGAGACCCTCGGACCCTCGCGAAGTTCCTTCAGCAGTTCGATAGTGCATGGCTGAATCTCATGACACCCTATAGATCCGTTGCTCTGCAAGTCGAGCAAGGGCTGAAGGATCTGGGCGTTACTGAGGGTACGCTGTGGCGTCACTACAACAATGTGACGAACGCAGTAACTGTTGCACACAATGAAGCACTACCGTGGCAGCAGGAGTATGCTGACATCATGAGTAACTTCCGTCGTAGATTCCACCGCGAAGGAACTGTTACACGTATTCAGGAAATTGGTGACATGAATCAGAAGGTAGCAGCCATGCAGAAGGCTGGCTACACTGATCGTGAGCGTGCAGCGCAGGGCAGATTGGGTGATTTCAACGACAGGTTCTTCAACTTCCTCATGGAAGACCCTTCGTTCACTATCAACTCTCAGCGCTACGTCAATGCCTACATGAGCCATGTTCGGGCTCGTCAGGGACAGCCGGGTATTCAGGACCCATTCGCTGATACGAATGATATTCTCCCAAGTGAGCTGAAGTTCTTCGCTGAAATGGCTCGTGAAGGGAATATGCAATTCAGACAGATGGATGCTCGTGTACTCGGTGCTAAGATGATTCGCGCAGCATTCTTCAAGAAGCATGTTGGACCCGCCTACGCAGAGATGCAACAGGCTTGGAATGATCCTCGGGTTCCTCAGACGCTTCGTGAGGTAGCAACTGACTGGCTGAACGTAGTTCGGACTGGGCACAATCCTGGCTACGATATCATGATCCAAGGTACTCGTCATATCCTGAACAAGTTCGGTGTACCAGTGACTGACGGCGAAGTTGCTACACTCGGCAACATTGCTTTCGGTAACATGTACCGAGCACAGCTTGGTGGTCGTCCTGATGCTATCTTCCGTGACAGCATCCAGCCATTCCTCGGTGGAGTGAGAATCGGATTCAAGCCTATCGCTGCAGCATACCGCCGATTCTTCGCCGGTGGCGATGAGACTCGGGCGATGATCGAGCGTGGACTCAAGGGAGGCTGGCTCGAGAAGGGTCAGGCAAAGGTTGCAAATGCTGACGTATTCGAGGCTGGTATCCAGACGCCACAGGGTACTAATCTGCTGACCGAGGGTGAGCAGCGTACTCGTGAGATGCTGGCTAAGGTAGGTGATGCTGTCTGGGCAATGACTCCTCGGAGTCTTCGTCATGGTTTGCAGGGTAGCCGACTTGATCCTCTGCACTACTACACCAAGCTCGGTGAGGTCAACCGACTGATCAGCGGCGATGCCGGCTATCAGCTAGCAGCTGATGCATTGGCTGACTACCAGTACGGGATGGGTAAGCTGGTTAGGGGCGAGCTGTCACCGGCTGAGGGCGTTCAGTGGATTGATCAGTCTGACAACATCATGGCTCAGCTGATGAAGGACTCGAAGGCTCAGGCCTATCCACAGCCGATTCAGGATGAGTTCAAGCGTCTGGTAACGAACGGCGATATGGAGGGTGCAGCACACCTCCTTGCTAATGAGGCAGCTAACTCGCAGTTCCGCTATGGGATGAAGGAGAATCCTATCGGAATCCGCAAGGCGGGCTTCGCTGGTCGCGCCGTTATGCAGTTCGGCACATTCACGCAGCAGTATATCGCAATGATGAGAGAGATGGCGACGGGACCTGGAATCCCGGCATCTGAGCGTGCGGCGATGTTGGCTCGTTACGGAACTATCAGTGCAGTTCTCGGAATGGCCAGCGCCTATACTGGATGGAACTTCGGCAAGTGGGCGTGGCATCAGAGCTTGACGTTCGCTGGTGGACCAGCAGCTACACAGTTGTATAGTGGTGTACAAGCAGTAACTGGAGCCATTGCTACAGCATTCGATGCCCCAGTAACACCAAGCCAGCGTACTGCGCTGGAGAACCTTGGTCGTACTTCAGTCGGTGGAGTATTTCAGGATGTACTTGCATCTCAATTCCCATACACCTCAACCTTCAGGACTATCAACAACATCAGTACGATGGCCCGAGGGGAGAATCCGATCGAGGGAACTGCACGAACTGTCATAACTGGTGAGCATAGTCTACAGCCAGATATTGCACAGGCTATGGATGCAATGGGCCGGCGAGCAATGGACCCTAACGCTCCTTGGCGAGCTAATGCTGGAATCTTTGCTGATGCAATCGTGGGTCAACAGCAGCCGCAGCCACAGCAAGCAGCGAAGGAGCAGCTATTCAGTAGCTATCGTGATACCCTGAATTATCTTGTCGGAGGCTCACCAGCGGCTGTAGTCAACAGAGACTTGGGTGCAGGCACATATGGTACCTACAGCCCGATTGCACCAAGTCGAGGGATTCATGCGGACACTGTTACAATCAACCCTAATCAGCAAGCTGAGCCGATTCCAACAGACTTTACTCTAGCTCACGAGTTCGCACATAGACTGTATTATACTAATGAGCCACTAAAGTCTGCTGCGCTTCCGCTCGGTGAGCCTGATCCGATGCTGCGAGCTATCATCACAAGACTGCATGATCAGGCGCCGTACTCGAATACTGATCAGGGCGAGCCATTCGCTCAAGCCTTTGCTGAGGCACTTCAGCGAGTACGTGGCCAGCCCTTCAGGCCACCTGAGGATACAGGACCAGCAGATTCTGCGGCTGTGAACCTGATGGAACAGTGGATCAGGACAAAGCTCAGAGGTCCAGCTGGTGCTGGTGCATTCTAGCAAAGAGGGGGAGCCGATGATTGGCTCCCCCTTCCTCTCTCAGGTTTTCTTCCCACCATGTCTGTACGATCGTAGCGTATTGTAGCGCATCTTCATCTCGATCATGTTGTACAGATTGAAGCCAGCAAACTCAGCCAAGTGAAGAATCCTGATTACTTCATCAGCCATCTCGATCGGGATACCACAGGGCTTGAGCTCGATGTCTGGATACTTAGCTTTGAACCATTCTATATTACTACCCTCTACTACCTGACCATCATACTCGTAGTAGATCTCATTGAGCTTACGATCATTACGGTAGTCTTCGTACGCTTCCGAGAGCTCCGAGTGCATCAGTGCCACCCAGTCTCCAAACGACTTGGCTTCTGAAAGTGGCTCGTCCCAGCCTTTCTTCTTGGCTTCCTCAAACGCTGTCCGTTGGAGCTTGTCTACCAGATTCATCTCCCGCATTGCGTTCTGTTCCATTGGATTCCCTCATTGGCTTGATGCTTTCGGTTTGACGCTTGGTCCCAGCTTCGACTTCTTCTGGTAGATCCAACGTCTCGATGTCTACTGGTCCCCAACTCCCACACTCGATAAATGCCCGAGTCATATCCTCGGTCGTCGCTTCGTTAGCTATAGCCCACTGCTCGCGAAAGAAAGTCTCCATTCTCTTATCGCCAGCGCAGAGAGCCTTTACAGCTTCCTCGATCATGTTAGCAATCGGCGCCGTGAGTACATGACAGGCTTCATGCACTACAGTCTCTCGCCGAGACTGATCATCCTCCCAGAACCACTTAGGATAGATCGTGAGATAGACCCTACGGTAGCGATAGTCAGCATGCATCTCAGCCATCGTATGCTTGCTGTCCTCGCTTGGGCTGGAATCGAAGTATACGAACAGCTTGTTTACCCAGCCTGGACAGATCTTGATGAGGTATCCAAGCTGAAGCCTGATCTTCTCCTTCAGATCGTCAGGTACGTTGTACACAACTGGCAGTTCTTTAGCCATGCTAATTACTCTGGGTAATTAGGGATGTGTCCTTCACTTCTCCCTCCGGATTTGTCTTGAGATCCAGTTCAACTTCTGTGGCTCTCGCGTCGATCACTGACTTACCCTCGTAGATGATGTCTCCCATATCGACCAGCGTGCTGAGAATCTTGTCGAAGTCATCCTTGCTGACATCGGCTACGTTAGCTGCGAGGAGTCTCTTGTAGGTGATCTTACCAGCATCTACCACCTGATCTCTGATTCGTTCGATGACTGTAGCATGGGGATTCTTACCCACAGCACTGAACGCCTTCCTCATACCGGGCTCGATTGAGTTGAGCAGCATGATAGCTGCCTTGATTGAATCTACGTCGAGTACCAGTTCGTTCCGCGCTGCCACGCTGATAGCCATTGCTACCTTCAGCACATGAATATGCTTGCGCTCGAAGTATCCTGAGATTCGATAGTCCTTTCCAGAACCAGCCATGCGCTTCGGATCTTCATACCAGTTCTTATAGAACTCCTTAGCCTCTGGACTGAACTTCATTCTTCCCTTCAGCGCACTGATGATAGCTAGATCGTGAATGAGAAGTTTCTTGAGCTTCTTCTGTTCTTCGTTGAGCTCAGGAAATGCTACGAGCAGTCTTGTCTCCTCATACACGAACACTGATCGAGCTACGAACCCACCCTCAACTGCGGTCTTGCTCAGGTTATCACCGAGCCACTGCGGAGTCGTAGCAGCTAGCAACGTGAGCCAAGGAAATTCAATCTTCTCCAAGCCGCGCTGCATCGTCTGCTTATCCCAATCAGGATCACAGTCGTAGATGTCTACGAGAAAGTCTGTCATCTCGATAGACTTACTACCGAGTAACGATCCAAGCTCTGACGAGAATGCTGTCAGACTCTGGTGATCCTTGTTGGGTATTGCGGTTAGCTGCTTGACCAGCGCCGCAACTGATGATGCCTGAGTCGAGAAGTGAATGTCCTGTCCGTAATCCTTGAGTCCCCTCAACAGACTCTTGCCAATGCGAAGGGCTGTAGATTTCCGCGACTTTCCTGGCGGTGAAGTCAGAATGATATACATGTTACTATGGACATCATAGTAGCCTGCATCCATGCTGACCTTCCGCTGGAGTGCCGCACTGATTGTGCCGAGTGCCACCCAGAGATGAAACGCCGCTGGAGACTCTGTTCCGCTCGTAAAGTTTCTGTACTCTTCGAGCCAGTTCCCCAGTTTTCTGGTGGTCGAAGCTGCCATTAGATTCCTGTCATCTCTTTGATCTCAGCACCGAGGTATTTGAGATCAATCTCCATGTGAGCGAGTAAAGACTCTAGTGGACCACCCCAGCTGATACCAAGGCTCAGTGAGATGTTACGGAGCGTTTGGAACTCTGCCTGTAGTGTTGCTGACAAAGCGACCGCTCGGGTCAAGCGGTTGAGCAGGTCTATCTCTTTCGTGGGGCTCGTAAGGTATGCGGCGCTCGGGCCTATCTCCGGGAACTCCTCCGAGTTGCATGAAGCACTGTGCCCACCAGATAGACAGTCCGAACAGCAGAAGCCAGAAGCTGTTCTCGAACTTCTGGCGCAGCCAAGATTTGCGCACCTAGACATCCCTCGTTCCTGCAATCATGCGATGAAGGTAACTGATCGTTCGATCAAGCCTTCGGAATTGTTCTGCAACCGCAGGACTAAAATCGCGGCGGAACTTATTGAAGCCGTCCCTGATGAGCATGATTGCTTCAAGATCATCCAGAGTGGGAGCGGCCACATTTGCTGCCCCACGGCCACAACGTAGGCACGTTCCCTCAACTTCTTCCGCGATAGAGTCAGCTGCTGCACGAAATAGCTCGTCATTCTTCTCCATTGGACACATCCTCCTGGGGTCGGTCGAACTCCTCAATCTCAACTCCTTTGAGGAGGGGGAACTTGGCCTGATCTACGTGGAAGTCTACCTTGAACTTGTTCCATGCAGCCCGAGTAAAGTAGAACTCCAGCTGCGGCTTCTCTCCGGGAACCATCGGAGGCTCCATCCGCACAATGTCCTGTCCATCCATCAACCACTCTGGTGCTCCCACGATCAGCTTGAAGTTCAGCTGGCGAGCGCCACGGAGGATGTCGAAGATTCGTTCACTCGTGCCTCGTGCCATACCTTCACCTCTCCCCAAGATTTGCCAACCTGGATTTCAACGGGAATCTCGAAGACCTCGCCGGTCTTAGGAACAGTCAGCGGAACGCGCATCAGCTCCCGGATGGCGTGACCCACCTCGTCTCGGTACTTAGGATCGTACTGGTACGCTACAGCATCGTGAATCTGCATCAGGGTCTGGAACCGCGCCGCCCGGAGTACAGGAAGGTGTTCCGCAATCCGCGTTATAATGCCCCGCTTTGCCCCGTATTGACACGCTACGCCACTCAATTGCAACAGGCCGACGTTGAGTGTATCCCCTACGGTTGATTGCGGCACAAACGCTACTGCGTTGGGGAGTTCACTAACTGAGTTATGTCCAGTTGGCCGGCATGAGTAGAACACCCGCTTACGACCCAGAAGATTGTACAGCGTGCGAGACTGATACAACTCGATCTCGGTTTCATGCCACCAAGGCTGCAGACACTGGTTGATTTCCCGGTAGGTATTGATGTAGTGCTTCGCTTCCGAGAAGTCAATTGAGACACCTGTCTTGGCTGCATCCTTATTGATCTCCTTCATAAATCGAAGAGGACCCTGCATGTAGTTTCCGGCATGCCGCGTCTTCTTGCCAAGGTAGCGCTGATCATCAGTGACGTCTTCGACTCGGCAACCGAAAAGCTGCGCGGCGAGTTCCTTGTGCGCATCAATCCCAGGTTGATGTACACGTAGCATCTCCGGATCGCTAGTGATCTTAGCGACGACAAGTGACTCAGCTCGCTCGAGATCAGCGTAGCCAAACTCGAACCCTTCGTCAGGGAGAAAAACGGAGCGTACTCGTTTATCGCGAGGTTGGTTCTGTTGATTAGCACCTCTGCCGGTGGGATAGAACTTTTTGCTCGCAAGTCGTCCGGTATCAGTGCCAGCCGGATTGTACTGTCCTCGTAGCCTACCGTCATCATCCAGTTCGATGCCAATGAACTTGGAGACAAGGCTTCGTCTGGACTTGATGTCTCGGACAAGAGTAATAACCTCCACAGCTTCGCCGCTAGCCTTCGTGAGAAGTTCGGCCAAGCTCTTGTCATCGGTTGATGCTCCAGTCTTGGTACGCTTGACTGGCGTGAGTCCATACTTCTCGAACAGCAACCAGCGCAGATCGTTCGGAGACATGACATTGACCTTGCGGCCGGCTGTCATACTGAGGAGCGCATCGTACGCTACGATTTCGTTCTTCAGTGTAATCTCCAGTTGTCGAACAGCGGCGATGTCTACCCTCACGCCGCGCTTGCTCATCTCCCACAATGGACGCAGGAGCTGCATCTCAAACTCGAAGGTAGCCCGAACACAATCCTCGGTCAGATCCTCCTTGATCTGCTCCTCCATGATTTGATGCTGCGTCCATGTATCAATAGCATTGTACTCGTACAAGGTACTGAAACTCTGCTTACCCTTCTTGATCAGGTTCCAGTCTACCATGTCCTTGTAGTAGCGCTGATCCGTATAGATCGAGCACAGGTACTCAAGGGACTTTGGTAGCTCGATGTTTGCTGAGTGTGCTGCCAACATGGTATCGTAGCGCAGATACTGATACACCGGCATCTGATACCACCATTCCAAGATGCTGCAATCGAATGCTGCGTTCTGTGCATTGAGCCCAATACCACTAAGCAGGATGTCCCTACAGTAGTGGATGTCGCTCGGGCTGCGTGTTGGTACCACCACTGGATTGTCTCTATCCAGCGTCATACCTACACACAGTAGCTTCTCACCTATGTACTCGATGTCGAACGTAAGAATCTTGGATGGGTCACTAGCTGCATCCAAGACTCTCTTTCGGAAGTCAGTGCGTTGTATACCCGTAGGGTCGATGATAGGATTCTTGACTGGTACACGGACTTCAGGAAAAGCGGACTCTCTGGCGATCCGATCAAGGTCCACTGACCAAGTTCCGTGATCAGAGTACCCCTCTCTGTTGATGTAGGAGGGATGGAAAGTCGGGATAACCTTGACTCCTGGAACCATACTCGATTCCAGAATGGAGCCCCGCCATTTAGAAATCCCTGAGTAACCTCTCGCGCTGGTCTCTGTCTCCTTTTCATTCCACTTGCCGATTCCAGTGAGTGCCCACAACGGGAAGTTTCCGCAAGCGACTACTACATTTGGACGAATCCGCTGAATGTCCTCCTGTAGCTCGATCATTCCGTGCATGACTACATCATTTGGCAGACCTCCCCTATGGAACCACTTCTCCAGCTTGTTCCCGGGAGGCCTGTACTTACAGATGTTCGTTAGATAGACCTCATCTGGATCTATCCCGGCACGGTTCAGGAAGTTACGGAGCATCTTGCCAGCAGGTCCAACGAACGGCCTACCCTCAGACTCCTCCGTAGCTCCCGGTGCCTCCCCGACAATCATAATCCTGGCATTCTCGGGGCCGATGGCAGGAACTCTAATCAAGAGGAAGCGCGACCTGGTTAGGGTCCTTGACCAGAATCGTAGCAAGGACAGTTCCACAACGTAGGCAGGCAACCCTGCCGTTCTCCGCTACGCCTACCATCTTGAAGTGATCGCAGGTAGGACAGTACCATTCCAGCAGCGTTACAGGAATCAGCTCACGCTTCGACATCGAGCTCCTCCATATCGTCAGCATCCTCCTCGCTGAAATCTGCAAGCTGCGTGTCGAGGTAGTCTGACGTCGTGTTGTCCTGCGTTGCGCGAGGTGAAGTACCATTCCAGTCTTGGCTGACGTATCCCATCGCAGGATCATGCAGCGCGGGATTCTTCTCGCACCCCCAAATATCCCTGGCCAGCTGCGCCCCAGCTTTCAGCGTCGAGCCACTGCCGAAGAACGGATCGCAGATGGACTCGCCCGTCAGTGTAACCCGACTGATCAGATCCTTGAGCAGTTCGATTGGCTTCTGCATGGCGTGGATACGGCTGCCATATTCTGCCTCATATGCCAGCAGGTTGTCACACGGACGCAGGAGCTTGCCCTGACCTCTGTTGAATACCAGCAGATGCTCGTACACGTTCTTCGCATGCTCCTCAGGATACCGAGGATTGTTCTGCGAGTTCGGCCGATACCAGATCCAGCGTGGTTCCTCCACCTTACGGAACCGACAGTCAGCACCACCATCGTACCAAGCAGAGCACACGTTGTTCAGTGGGTTCTCCTTGTAGCAGTAGTGCGTGCAGCAACAGGTCTCGAACAGATTCTTCAGGAACTCGTAGTTGGCCTCGGCCTGAAACAGGACGATCCAACCAGTCTTACGAGTCACACGAATCATCTCCGGAACCACGTCTACGTACAGGTCTAGAGACACGCCCTCCGAGTCATCATACTCGGACAGCCCAGCTTCGCCACTAACTGTCTTGTGACCCTGCTTGTAGTGATCAATTCCATAGGGGGGATCGCTAATAACTGCGTCGAACCGCCCTTCGGGCTGTCCACGTAGCCAAGTTCCGGCTTCAGCAGTGACCATTCGGGCTGCCAGTTCAGCCAGTCCGCTACCTCCTGTAATTGATTCACGAGCCACTCTCGCTTCCAGATGGCCAATCATCTTGCCAGCACGAAGTACGGCCTTCTTACTGCTGGCTGCCTTCAGTTCGGGGCGCGACTCAATCAGCTGAGCTACATTGAGGTCACGGCTGAAGTTCGCCGGCGTCTCACCAATCTCCCTCGCAACCTCGGCCTGAGTAATCTCAGGATTCTGCTCGGCCCTGATGAGGAACATCTCCTGCTTGGCCTTGACGACCTCTACGAAGTCCATGTCCTTTCGCTGAAGATTCTCAGCCAGCTCCAGAACACGATGCTTGAGCGGGTCCATTGCCTCACGATCAATAGCTCTGATCGTTGTCCACCCGAGCCGCATTGCAGCAGCCATACGCCGACCGCCAGCAATGAGAACCCAAGGCTCCTTGTTGTACTCCGGATCTGCAAGCTCATCCTCGTTGGGAGGACGAACTGTAATTGCCGTAATCTGTCCGTTTTCCTGGAAGTCCTTTGCCAGATCCTCGATGTTCCCGTAGTCCTTACGGCGCCGAGCTCCGACGAAGATGTCCAATATACTGACATGACTACTTAGGGCTCTGGCCTCTTGGACCAGACTATTATCGGACATTGACTAATTACTCCGGGTAATTAGGGAAGGGTTGGAGGCAGGCAGTCAGAGCGGGGCCAGAGCGTTTGACGATTAGCTGACCGCATTCTCGTTTTCACCTACTGTCACACCTGCCTCCATTCGCCGCTTAGTTCAGCGGGCTGATCGACGTGCTCTTGAGCTTGTTCGACTGGCCCTTCTTCTCCGTGGGCTTGCCTTCGTCCTTCACCCAGTTCTCGATCACGACATCTGCCATGAACTCACCCTTCAGCAGATCGTCCGTGTCGAACGAGTCCCAGTCGTAATCCTCGTCGTCCGGGTCGATCCCCAGAATCGCTTCTGCGAACCGCTTGAGATCCGCCATGCCAGCCTGGTTCGGCTCGCCATCCTTCTTGTGCATAGCGATGTTGTGGAAGATCGGCTTGCCGTGACTCTCGCCATTGTCGTTTACTACGACCTTGACGTTGAAGTTCTGGCGACCGTTCTCCGTCTTCTCCTTGATCTCCTCCACCTTCAGACGGTAGGCGTCCGGGGGAATGAGCTCGTACTTCGTGCTGACATCTGCCAGTGATGCCTTGACCTTAGCCATACTGTGTTGCCTCCCATGAGTAAAGACTCTCCGGCAAAGCCGGTGACGGTTTTTATGTAGGATAGCCGCCAACCTAAAGGTACTTGTCTGCGATGTAGATACATCTAATAATCACCACACAGAGAATGATGATTAGGATGAATGCTACCACTACGCGACCTTCTTACCGAACAGATACGACGCTACAGCTTTCCATTCAGTAGGAGTCTTGTCTGGCACACCCGAAGGACTCTTGGCCTGAGCCATGATCGTATCCTTCGAGGTGCGAAGCACGAACTTCTGCTGATCGCCTCGGCCCTCGGTACTGGTGTACCAGACCTCGTCAAAGAACCCTCCGATCTTGCCGGCCAGCTTGCCGGTGACGAGCGGCAGCTTCTCGATGGTATCAGTAACAGTGTTCGTGTCCTTCTGCACATGACTCGTGACAACCTTCACAATGTCCCACGACGTCAGCTGATCGAACACTGCTTCCAGCAACCGCATCTGTGTACCCCACAGACCCTGGTCAATGTTCGTCTTGTTCTCGCGAACCGCGCTGATATTGGACTGGTTCGACTCAGCTAGCACGTGGTTCAGTGCAATGTTCCCAAGGAACGTCAGGCTGTCTACGCCGATCGCCTGATATGGACAGGTACCCTTCTCCATCTGAGACCCAATCTCGTTGAGCTTCTTGAGGAAGGCAGGATATGCCTTGCCATATTGGTAGATTCCCTTCTCTGGATTGTAGAGCTTGCTGCCGTACGGAGCATCACGGAAGGTCTCGTACTCGATGTCCTTTCCGGCGAGTACTCGCTTGGTCTTATCAAAGTCGAATAAGAACAGACCCGGAACCGTTCCGAGGAAGTACGTCTTGTGAGTACCAGACTCACCTACGAGCAGGATACTAGGATACGCGCTAGCCTGGTCGTCTTTCGTATTCGGCATCAGTCCTCGGGTTGAGCTTTGTTGAAGGCGTTGACAAGATAGTATGCAGCAGCTACTGCATCCTCGTCGTTGCCAACAGGAATAATGGCGATCTCCTTGTCGTTGAAAGCAAACACGAGATCGTAGTCTCCATCACTCCTATGTACGATGAATAGCTTCTTGCGCTTCATCATCCCTCCAGATCATCGAATCCTGCAGTGTTGCTGACAACTGAGATGTCACTCACGTCATCAGTTTCAACCTTGGTAAGGATTTCCTGCTCGCGCAGGATGATGACTTTCTCAGTACCATACTCAATCTCGATACCTGAGTGCATACCGAAGATGATCTTGTCACCTACCTGAACGTACGCCTCTGTCTCCTCATTGTTCACGAGGAAGGGCTCATACACTGCAATGACTTCTGCAGTCGTGCGCGGATTTCTTACCGTCGCCGGCTTCAGGATGATCCCACTGCCGTAGACTCCACGCTCACCGATGACCTTAGCCACGATCTTTCCTGGCATCGGCTTGAATACTGGAATCTTACTCACTCCTCACTCCCTTGATCGACTTCCATCAGCCGCATCAGCCTGTCGATCTGCTTCTGCTGCGCGTCGGCCACTCGAATGAGCCGCTCCTCAATCGAGAACATGGGTTCATTCTCGATGCCGAGCTTCTCCTCGAGTGCCTGCAGCTTGCCCTTCTCCCTCATTCGTCTGCCTCCAGCGGATTCCAAGGATTGATCTCGAACTCTCGCTCCAGCACGCCCTGCCGAAGCTTCGGGGAACTACTGCACACGGAGTAGTACTGACACATGCCGAACTTGCGGGAGCAGCCATTGTCGCCGAAGTGCAGGGGAAAGGCCGGCGAGTCTCCACGAACGATGTCCTCGTAGGTGGACTCCGCTGCAAGCTCGTAGTCCTTGGCGAGCCGTCTCATCCAGTGGTTGATGTTCTTAGCCCAGTCCTTGATCTGACTAGGGCCGAACGTAATAACCTGGCGGATGAAGGTCGTCTTCTCAGTGAGTACGTGAGCTACATTGATACGCACACCTACGATCTTGTCGGCTGGTAGCAACTGATTGCCGAGGTAGGTGTAGCCCATCATCTGGTTCGAGAGCTCGAACTGGCGAAAGTAGTGCTTATCCAGACGGCTCGTCGTCTTGTGATCCTCGACGTAGTTGAGCGCGTCGATCTGGATGAAGCGGTCCAGCTTGCCAGCCCACGGATGAAGTAAATCCTCACCCTGAGCATTGGTAGCCATCTCGACCATTGCGTCTGGACCTACGCCGCCTAACGTCAGCCCCACATCTTCCTTCATGGGGTCAGCACCATACTCCTTGACATAGCGATCATAGTCCAACAGTACACGATTCAGCGTGCGATAGTCGTCTGCGCTGTCGTGTCCTTCCCATGACTCTGCGACTACATACCGCACGAAGTCACGGTCTCCACCAGACTTGTAATGCATCTCCATAGCTTTATGCCATGCAGATCCAAACACAAGAGCTGGCGACTTACCTTTTCCCCTGCGATGAAGGACCATACTATAGTAATACTCGCGAGGACAGGTCATGTACGCTGACATCGCGGTATTATCTAGTGGCCGATCAATCACAGGTAGGAACGATCTTCCGGAGTCGTTCACTACTTCCTCCCAGTGGTTATTTGGCTTCCCGCTTCTCGACCAGCATGGACTCGATGCTCTGTTGGACCATCATCTTCAGCGTCGGGTTAGCATCTACCCGATCATTGAACTCCTTGAGCGCCGCATTGATGAACCAGTTGGTAGCACCGTAGATCATGCCAGTATTCTGCTTGAACCTCTGCCATTCCTCTTCAGGAACTGTCGCGCCGAACTCCTTCCCCGCCGCCATTCTGACCTCCCAGTAGATGTCGGACTAGAGCAGTTGTCGAAATTGACATGTTATGAAATATAACAGTCTGCACCCGAAAAGTCAAGCGCGGCAGGGTACATCAGGGACTGCAGTATGCAACCAGTCCCACGGTAATCAGTCCGAGGATGATGGCTGCCCAGACGAAGGCACCTCCCCACCTCGGCTTGGGATCAGGAATGAGCATCTTGTGTTCTCCCATCGTACGTCCGAGATCGAAGCCAGCAACAAATGCTGCCCACATCCCACCCTCGATATAGTCAGGTGACCTTGCAGCCCAGTACTTCGAGACGTGATACTCGTCATCCTTCTTGTATGTCTCCCATGCTGTCCAAAGTAGGGATTTCCTGTCTACTGGTGCTGTTGGACCTTTCATATTACTCCTCAAGTCTGATCGCTGTGATTATCCGACGAGCCATATCAGGGAAGTGTGCTTCGAGCAGGTAGCAGAGTGCACGTAATGGACTGAAGTGTACCTGCCATAGGTTGAAGTGTCTGTTACCATTCTCCTCCACAACCTTGATCGTGTAGATGCTCAGCCCAAGCATAGCTGAGATGAACAGTTCCAGTGTTGCGCCTCTCGATTGTTGCCAGTCGGGGAGCAGGAAGATTTTGTTGCAGATTACCAACTGGCCCAGATCTCTCCGCATGCAGTCCTGCCAGCTGATTGAACCTCCCTCGTTGTTGATGCACTCCACTGGCGAGATGATGTCGTAGTCTCGATGTCGCAGATACTCCGTAGCCTCGATGAACAGCGGATAGTTATGCTTCGGTAGTCCTGCCATCGGGCCAGCGAGGTAGCACTTCGGCCGCGCAAAGGCGAGCATCGGTCATCCCTCTCGGATATGGTCGATCGCTGCCCACAGTGCAGGCCACTCCCTTCGCTGTCGCTTCATTACCATCTGTGCTGGATCTGGCAGTGGGCCACCATTCTTGATGGCACGATTCAGCTCTTCGACGTAATTGTATTGCTGAATGTAGGCGTCAGCTAGATTCCGAACGTCCTCTGGCGCTGCCTTTGCAGGAGCACTGAGGATCTGGTATGCGAGCTTCTTGTTCATGAGAGGGCCTTCAGAAGGTGGACGAAATCAATCTCTTGGCTGAGTTCGTGGTACCTTTCCATTCCACGATCGAGACTTTCTTTCATCAGCTCTACGGTACGCACATGCTCTTCCTTCTGGATCATCTGCTGGAGGTTGACGAGGTTCACGCAGAGTGCTACGAACTCAACCTCGGTCCCTGAGAGTCGGCTAGTCCTCATCGGTCGGGTCCCAGCCTAGGCCTTCCAGATCCTTCGTCCTCGGACGTATCACCAGTCCTCCATTGATATCTACGAACATGTACCAGACTGGGGTGCGCTCGCTGCACCACTGATACAGCTTCGTAAGCTCATCCTTGGCCATGCCAGCCTGGGGAAACTTCATCGGAGTGTTGCTTGGCTGAGTTGCATGCCATGCTGCAATCACGCTTGCCGCTGTCTGTGGACCAGCCAACGTAGTCGGAGCTGCCTCACCACCCTGCAGTCCGTGAGTCACCGTCACCTTCTCGACGCCACCGCTTCCACCTGTGTATGGTCTGAACACAGCCTGTACTACAGTGCGGTTCACGATCTCTACCTTGAAATTCTTGTGCGCTTCGGCCAGCCGAGGGAACTCGTGTGGGAACAGAGATGCTACATACAGTGCTTCACGAACCTTGTATGCAAACATCTCGGGTGACATTCCTGGCGCCAAGTTCCACTGAGCATCCAGCCCCTGATCCAAGTTGGAGAGGAGCGGCTGCATCTTCAGAAGCGTTCGCTTGCTACGACTGTAACCCATTCTTGAATCCTCGAACTACATCGTTGGCCCACTCAGGGGTAACGATAATGTTTAGCTCCTTTCGGAAGTACCCGATGAGACTTCCACCTGCCGCGAAGAACTTCGGCTGTCCTGTGATTGCTTGCTGGCTATCCACGTATCCTGTCAGGTAGGCTCGAGCCAGCATCTTCTTCGCTGCGTTAGACATTCTGCATTCTCCCAGTTGCGAGGAGCTCGGCATGAGGCACATGCTTGATCAGCGTGAACAGGCCGAGTCCACTGGCACCGTCAGTGTTGATCCGCAGAGTTCCCTCGCGCTTGAATACTCGATCCTTATACAGCTGGATCGTTGCCTGTCCGCGGCCATTGACCTTCACTACCTTGCCCAGTCGCTGGTTGTTGGTAGCTTCCTGTCGGATTACTACCAGATCGCCGATGGTGAAACTGTAAGTCATTGTTCTACCTTCGTCATGAGAAAAGATACTATCTCAGTATGCAGCAGGAACACAATGTGAGATAGGTAAGCCGAGTTCTTGTGCTGTGATGCAACTATCCAGTTGCCTTCTTCCGTGATCAGCAGCCAACCCAGTCCGGGAATGGGACCTACATTCTCCTTGACTGTTACGAATGCAACGTCTGGCTTCTCAGTAACAACCAGTATGGAACCCGGAGCGAACACACTAACCTCTGCGGTAGAGCCGTGGCTAAGTTATTAGGAGGAGAGGGAGTCGAACCCTCTCTTTGCGACCTTCCTCCTAACCTGCGATACTACTCGTCGTCCTCATCTCCGATCGAGCGAGGCTCTGGCGGAAGATCCCATAGCGCTTCGTCCTCTGGGACATCCTCATCCTCGACTCCTGGATCTACGAATGTACCAGACTCACCGTCGATGTCCTGCTCCTCGTCGTACTCATCTAGATCCTCGAAGTCATCCTCGGACTCAGCCATGAGCAAGCCCCATTGAGATGCTGGCTACGTCGAGATAGTCCTTGACGCAGGCCAGGAAATAGGTGACTGACGAATGGTAGTCCGCAAGCAGATTGCTGAACTCTGCACTGAGAGGATCAGTAGCCGTGACGGTGTTCCTGTTCCCAATCATCGTCTTCTCAGATACCCTCATGTTCTCGTAGAGAGCCATCAGCTTGTTGCGATGATCCTCCAGAGGACTGATAGGTCGCGCAGTTGTCTGCGCTCCGATGTTCGGATTGCGAAGGCCGACGTGTACCTGCCCACATGCTTCCTGATTCTGCCCGCGATTCATGCTCTCCTCCTGAGAGATACGTTCGATGTCTCTGCCACGCTGCACCAGCTCGATGTCACGTCTCTGCTCCCGTTCAGTCAGATCATCCACTACCATCGCATGATAGTGCCTGCCGATGGGCGGCATCTCCAGAGGCCGCTTCGGTTGATAGAGATTGTACTTCTCCAGTATCAGATCGAGGATGAACTGCTCGTATTGTTCCTCGTCCATTCCCATCTGCTTCATCATGTATCTATCGCCAGCATCCAGCGTGATGATACTGTTCTGCATGAACATCTCCTTGAGTCTGTCCTGTGATATGCCATAAAGCTTAGCATCGTAGGCGATCTTAGCCAGTCGTCGAGCCTCCTGCCAGCTAAGATCACAGACTTTCGTGAGATGATCGGTCAGTCTGAATCGCCAGTCCAGTGCTTCGTTGAGGCCCTCCGACTGCCTGCGTTCATTCTTCAGCATTTCCGTTGCTATCATTCGCCTCCCCATACTAATTACTCCGAGTAATTAGGGATCAATGAGAGCCTGGGAATACTTCAGCTCTCGGGCCATGTTGCGGTAGGCCACACCGAGATGCTGATGAAGTCGAGCAACATCCTCCATCAGATCAATCTTCTCTGGCTCCATCATGTTGAGCTCAGCTAGCTTGCGCCGCTTAGTGGTGAGTTCGGCTGACAACCGAAGGACGAGCTTGGCTTGCTCCTTCACCGTAAACGGCCATGAGCAGTCCCGGCTCTCGATGTAGGCGATTGTCAGCCGACGCTCACCATTGCTCATACAGGCTTACCGTCCTCCACCCACTTCAGGTAGTTACTGCGTTCCGCCTCAGCTTCCGCGATCGTTGCGTAGGGACCATAGCTATCCTCATCCACGCCACGGAAATACCAGCCGTCGAAGCGCTGCTCGAAATCCTGGACAGGTACAGCTGGCTCGGTCGCTGTTTCATCTGTTGCCGACTTCGTGAAGTCGATAGCCTCTTCGAGGTCTACCGTCACCACCCACACCTTCTGCTCGGAGCTCTCGGAGTCCATGTCTGGCTTGTATCCCAGAATGGGTGTGCCAGTAGCCTTCACAAACTCCACTGTCTTCTTCAGTGCGTCGGGATTTGTGACCAGCGTGACTCCAGCTGAGAGCACCTCGCAACCCTCACATTCAGGGGTATTGAGGAACTCTTCGAGCGCATGTGATGCTCGGTGCGAGACCACATTGACTGTGACTCGCTTCGTCAGCATCGTGACTTTCATCAGGGTATCTCCGGTTGAACTGTCTGAATGTTTGGTGGAATTAGCTTGTTGACAATAGTCTGCCCGTCCGCTGCATCCACCGTGAGAATCCCAGCCTGGCCACCACGATTCCAGACTGTGATATTCCAGTGTCGAACACCCTTCTTGATACAGAGGGTAGTAATGATAGCCCGATTAGAAGGGCGATCGGTTCTGTTCTTGATGGTCAGGATTTCGTCAGCCACTGCGCTACCTTCTCCGGTGAGCCCCATGATTCCGAGGGGATGTGATTGTAGCAGTAGCTTACGATTGCACACAGCTGAAGCTGACTCTCGATGTCAGCCATACCCACTGCTTCCTTCAGGTTGTTGCAGAGGACCGCGCCGAGGAATCCGCCAGTCGGAATCCGATCCTTGACGTAGCGATCCAGTGCCTCGATGAACCTGCGATCCACGTCGAAGGTCACTGGTTCCTTCTTCATGAACTGACCGAGCCAGCCCTCGTCGCGCTCCTCCGGTTCGAGCATCTCTTCGAGTCTCACAGTGGCCCATCTCCATAGGTTGTGTTCTTGTAATGCAGATCCTCGAGATAAGAATCAACCTCGTGATCCGCAATAGCCTGGCCGACATCATCCTCCCAGTCACACAGCTTATCATCAACCCTCTTCTCGATCTTGTTGCTGAGTTCCTCGTACTGTTCATGCGAGAAGCTGCCCTTGCAGCTGTCACATTCCTTCGGAACCTCCCACTCAGTCTCTGGTCCCTCGGCCGGCTCCCAGTAGCTGCCGCGGCTACCCCAGTGCGTGACTGTTACCTCGACCTCGATCTCATCCTCGCAGATCGGGCAGTCGATTGTTAGGGTATGCTTGCTCACTTTCCCTCCTTGCGTTGAAGCGCTTCGCGAGCTTGACTCTGTGCATGCTTCGTCTCCGGACAGTTGATGTCGTGGAGAATGAACTCTGCGAGACGATCCTGGACTTCCCCAGTCAGGCACACAATGCAGAGTCCAGTGCTCGGACTGATGTGTGCCTTCTCTTTGCAGATGTCGCAGTTAGCTATCACGGATTTCTCGCAATAGCAGCGGGTCTTCTTGTCAGCCATGACAGGCCAGGAAAATGATGTGCCCGATCAGCAAGCCATCAATGAATCCTATCACCTTGATGACGAGCCAGATCCTGCGTCGGATCTTCTCGCGGTTAGCTTCGAGCTCTGTCAACGACATCCGCAATCTCCGCTACTCTATCGAGTAGGTTGAAGTATGGCTCGATGTTACCCTCAGTGAGCCAATGAATCACGATGCGAACTGAGGCATCGTTCCTCACGCACCAGTCCATGACTGCATGAGCAACAGCGGAACTGCGCAGCGCAGGGAAGAACTCGGCGGGGCAACCCTCACGACGCAGGTACCAGCTACGTGGCGCGGGGACGGACTCCGCGGCCACGCTGGGCTCCGCCACGCTGCCTCCCTCGTGGGGTCCGATGTAGTACTGCGCGGATATTCGCTGGAGTTCCGCCTCCTTGTAGAAGGGTGATCTTCCCTTGCCGATGTTCGGGATTTGAGATTCGTACTTCTGGATAGGTACCCCAGTGTAGCTGTCGAATCCCGCATCCATTAGCAAACCCTCTCGATGAGGGCTGCGATCTCCTCGAATGTCCAGCCGCTGTCGTTGAGACTGCTCAGCAGAAGCTGATGTTCCTCCGTGAGTCCGATGGACTCTGCGAACTTGGCCGGAAGAAATACCTCGGAGTTGGTCTCATCGAACTCGTACTTCTTGACTGACGAGGCCATTGAGATAACCGTGCCGTCGTTGAGATTGATGGTCTGGAAGTCCAGTCGCTCGATCTCGCAGAGCACACCGAGGCAGCAGTAATGAACACCCTTCTCGTTGCTCGGCCATTGCGCGAGGTATGCTTGGCCCTGCTTGTAGCTGCCATGATTGAGTGCGGTCAGCCACTCAACCTTGAGCTCGGGCTTGAGCTTCGGCGGCTCACCAATGAATGTGGCCGGGCTCGGCGTTGGGAAGGCTTTGCCAGCGATACCTTCGACCTGAAAGTAGGTATCATTGGAGCCACTAGTCTCGGCGTCATCGAAGACCTCGACATCCAGCCCCCAGATCTTGCTCTTGACTCCCATCAGAAGTACCTCCGCAGCGACGCCGCCAGTCGTGCGGCTTTCGCCGGCTTGATAGGCATGGAGGCCTGGATGCGAGACGGAATTCCTGGAACGTGCCGCCCTGATGCTTCGATGTACAGCTGAGTCCTGCCTTCTGATCTGGCGAAGCTGTGCCGACTGAGGATCACCTGCTCCAGCACTTCCTTCCCAGTCCGACTGTAGCTGTCCCGATACTGCAGCGATCGTCTGCTCATTGTGATCCGCCTCCAGTTGAGTGATTCACTAATTACCCGGTGTAATTAGGAAAAGATTGCGTCCAGCTCCGTGATGTCCCGCACCTCGCCAGACGTCAGTGCTCCCTTCACCTGATCCTGCACAACCCACATCTCACTGCAGTACCCCATGAAACGCAGCACCTTCTTCCGACCAGCGGCGATCTTCACCTCATCCGAACGATAGAACTGGATGGCCTGCTGGTACTCGCCGATGGCCTGAACACACTGAGACAGGATCTGCTTCTGCAGTTCCATCTCAACCTCGAACTGGAGCTTGTCGGGAGCGACGTGCGAGCGCAGATCACTGCTGATCTCACGTGCAAACTCCACCAGAAATGCTGATACTCGAATCACTTGATGCTCCTTGGGGATGGTATTGGGCTAGACTCCGATGTCCTCGTCGTTCTTCATTGCCAGCTTGAAAGCTTGTAGCTCAGCATGGATCTCGTCCATCATGCTCATGTCAGCTGCACTTGGATCAGGGTTGTCATCTACTCCATTGACCAGTGCAGAGAACATGGCGAAGGCACCAGCATAGAACGCCTTCTTCATCTCGGTGCGCTGAAATGGAGGTGCCCCTGCAGGAATGATGACCCGGAACAGCTGCCATGCAGCCTCGACTCGGCGCTTCACTTGATGTCCTCCGATGCAGTGCCGCTGTTGCTGTTGCCCTTACCCAGCCCCTCCGGCCCGCTGCGAGGAAGCCTGCCCGTCAGCGTACCCTGAATGTCGTAGTGGTCCGGCGCTGCGCGCCCAGACTCGACCACCGTACCACCTGCGGCGCCCGCAGTTGATGAGTACAGCCATCCTGCATGAGCACGCTTGGTCCAGACCAGTTCAGTCTGAGCATTCGGGTAAGTATCCTTCCCGTTGTTGAACTCCTCGACGAGTTCCTTAGCGACGGCGAACATCTCCTTGTCACGCATGGCGAGGGGAACATCGCATGCAGCCATCGCTTCTGCTGTGAAGGTCAGCGCCCAACCCACGCGCTCACACTGACGCAGAGTTAGCGGCTGCTTGACCATCTTCTGAACGTAGATGTTCAGGTCCTCGAACGGCTCAGCCATCGGACTCACTCCTCCTTGAAGAGTCTATCGTACTCTTCCTCGACGATGCCATGAATGAGGAGGTCACGCTGCCCCGGTGTGAGCTCGGGGAACGCATCTTGAGCGAACGTCCCACTCCTCCACCTGTTGTATGCATCTACCTCGATGCCTTCCAGCCTCCATTCCTTCTTGGTGACTGGGCACTTGCCAGTGATGGTCAGCGTACCATCTGGCTGAAGCACCGCGTCATGATTACTCACGAGACGAGTCCCTCCTTGGGGGTGAATTGTTCTGGACAAAAGATGTCCTGCAGTACTGCAATCTCATCCACTGGCAGGATCAGTGGCTTGGCTCGGTCGAGCTTGATGAGCACGTCAATCACTGGAGCAAGCAATCTCCAGTGATTGAGTTCATCAAGGATTGTCCGGCGCTGCTGCATCAGTCCTCCGTTGGAGCCTGGATGATTGCCCTGATGCTGATACGTGGAATGTAGGGATTGAACTTGATTCTGGTGCAGCGCACACAGACTGTGCTCAGGTCATGTGTGGTAGCTCCATCCTCGATGCTGACCTCGAACAACAGTCGGCGACAGGCGGAGCAGCGGCCCTCGATCACGACGCGCTGCATCAGTCAGCCATCTCGTAACTGTACCGAACCTGCCGCGTGCGCCAGTCAGTGTCGAAGTATTCGCTGGCAACATCCTTCGCGGAGCCGAGGATCACGCCGTCCGTGCAGTCTGCTTCGGCAGGCAGATCAACCTCGATCTCGATGACCTGGGTGAGCACGCGAGTGAGCTGAATCTTGTGCTTCATGGCAGGCTCCGATACGAGTTGGCTGACCAGCCGATGATCCAGCGGGGAGGCATGACGATGATGTTCTGGTAGTGCGCGCTGCACTGCCAGATCTGAAAGTCGATACTGTGGATCAGCCAGGATTCCATGCTGCACTCTCCGCTTTCTGGTTGGGAATGGTCGGTCTACTGCAGACCATGAAATATAACACACTGCCGTGTAAAAATCAAGGGTAGATTTATTACGTTTACGAGATTCTCCATACATCCATACATCCATACACACATACACGTTTTGAGCTGGGGTGACTATGGCTGTGTATGTATGGAATGGTATGTGAGTCTGACTGTGTGAGGCTGACTGGGTGTGAGTGAGAGGTATGCTTAGGAGGGTAGTGTGTAGTTAGAAAAAAAAAA